TATCACGAAGGTAACAAGCATACCAGAGAATACACAGAACAATACTTCACCAATGCAACTACACCATTACCAAATGGACTACAAGGTGAAGAGTCAGAAAGTATAACTGCATATAATACTGCTATTGGTGAGATGAAGAAAGCAATCACCAACCAGTTATACTATAAAGATCTAACAGTTACAGAAGGTGGATCCACTTATGCTGGATCAACTACTGACGTAGGAACTCCTACTAACGTGACATATGATGCAACTACTGGAACTTTAGTAACAACTATTACAGGTCACGGTCTTGCTAACGGAGATAAAATTAAGTTCTTAGAGAACTCATTAGTGTTATCATGCACAATGGATGGTAATACTTCTAATAAATCATATCCAAGACCAACTGATCCAACATTCAATACATGGTTGACTGTTGCAAATAAAACTAATGATACATTTGAAGTAAACGTAGGTACATCACCTCTAGTAACATACACACCAACTACAGGAACTACATATGATCCTAACACAGGACTAATGGTTCTTGAAATTGGTAATCATAACTTGACTGCTGGTACAAGTATTAGGTTAGCACCTAACTCATTGACATTCAGTTGTGGATTTGGTGGTGCTACTGGTGCTGCTGCAGAGAAATCATATCCTAGATCAAATGGTAATGACCCATTCTATAATACTGCAATTAATATTCAGTCAGTAACTGGAACTACAATTACACTTCAAGTATTACAGAACGTACCATCTACAAACACTGATCCACATACATTTGTATCAGCAACATCTGGAGCAGTTATTGCTGGTGGTAACTATGCTCATACATTTGTATCCGCAACAACCAATGCAGTCAGAAAACAGAACTCATCAATTACAAGCAGGACAAGTTCAAGTGCATGTTCAGATGTACAATCTGCTATTGACACACTAGGAACTATCGTTACTGATGCTATTGCTGCTGGTAACATCACAGGTGGTATCTGGAACAACGCTGCCAATCCTGGTACATTGATACCTGGCGAAGCTAAGTGTCGTAGAGATTTAGGTATTGTTGTTGAGGCAGTTGCACAAGACCTTTGGTTTGGTGGTAACGAATTCAGTATCGCTGCAACTAAGGAATACTTCAAGGGTAACCAACTCATCGCTAACGGTGTAGATAATGAAGTAGCACCATCTATCACAGCATTTAAACGTGCAGAAGATTTGATGCAACGTGCATTGAATAACCAATATTATGATCGTGATCTAAACATTACACTTGACACTATTGGTGATCCTCCTATTGTTGGAGATATCGAGTGTGATGCACATGACATGGTTATATCTAATCAACTCTTTATTGCTAAAGAAGCATATGAGAGAATGAAAGCAGCATATCCATCATACACACCATCTACAGGAAATACAGCACAAGATTGCTTAGATGACATTTATGATGTACTACGTGATGTAATGTGGGATGTTAAGTTTGGTGGTAACTACAAGACATATTCTATTGCTAAGGGTTACATTACTAATGACTTTAATGGTAAGACATATCCACAAATCATTCAAGACGTAGAAAGAGATGAAGTAGCGAAGGTATTCCAAGAAGTTAAGAATGTTGCAATGCAAGTTATCAAGAATGAAGCAGTCACTGTTTCTGCTGGTAACAACTTAACACAAATTATTGACAATACAATCGTAGATGATTGGGATGATGATGAACTACTACCTAAGTGTGGTTCAGCAGTCGCTGCTGTTGACACATTGATGGACATCATCATACAGGCAATCGGAACTGATGCTGGTGTTGGTAATCTTAATGGTGTACAAAGAACAACACAAGACGGTGCTGATCCTGGCTGGAATACAGCATTGAACATCACATCTGCTACTGCAACATCTATTACAGTTAACGTAGGTGCTTCACCAGCAGGAGAACAATACGCCCATACATTTGTTGCTGCACAGTCAGGTGCAGTTATATCTGGTGGTAACTATGACCATAAGTTTGTAAGTGCTACATCTGGTGCAGTCAATGTTGTTAATGGTGCACAGATGACACCAACCAACGCAACATATGATGCAACAACTGGACTATTAGTAATGTACTTTGGTACACCACATTATGTAACTACAGGTGATTTACTATCAATAGATGATAACTCTCTCACATTCTCATGTGGAATGGATCAGTATGGAACAACTAAGACATATCCTAGAGCAAGTGACCCAATACAGGGACAGAACGTAAATCCAGTAGCAGTCACATCTTACAGTATTACAGTCAACGTTGGTACATCACCATTGGTTGATTGGAATGTATCTAACGCAGTATATGATCAAACAAGTGGAGACCTTGCATTAACTATAGGTAACCATAGTTTGGCATCTGGTACAGCAATCAGACTGAAGGAAGAGTCACTCATCTTTACATGTACTAAGGATCAGAACAAAACATCACATGCATATCCAAGATCTGCTGGTAAGTATCAACCAACTGCATATCAAGATGGTAACTGCTCTGATGTTTGTGCAACAGTCAACGCATTGACTGACATTCTATGCAATTCTATTAATGATGGTAACCTAGACAATCTACCTCCACTAAGCAATGGTGAGTGGGATTGTGCTAACGTTCGTGCATCTATTGAAACTTTATTTGATATTCTAAATGATGCAATCACTGACGGGACACTCGCTGGTCTACCCGTACTCAATACAGGTGACTTTACAATTAACAACGAAGCATCCAAGTGTTTCCGTGATGTCACATATATCGTTGATGCTGTTGTTAATGACCTTAGACTTGGTGGTAACCTTAATAGTATACAGGCTGGTGAAGCATACTATGTTGGTAATAACCTAGAATATATTGATGGAGAGAAAACTGAGACACTAGACGCATGGGATTACGTCGGACAGATGGCGACTGCTGCCATGAGAAACTTTGACGTTCTCGCATATAACTGTACAACTAACTCTGGTTCTGCAATCATAGATGTCAATGATACTCGTGGTATTATCATAGGTATGAGTGTTGTTGAATACACTGCTGGATCTTATCGTGATGGAGACAATGCACCTGGTCTACTAGGTAACAGTCCAACTCCAGTTTATACAACAATACCAGAAGGAACATATGTCAAGAGAATTGTAAGTAACACACAAGTTGAACTTGGTGTTAATGGTTCTAGATTGACTGAGGGTGTGACTGTAAACGCATTACAGAATAGCACAACTGTTGATCTATACTTCAAGTATGAGAATGGTATTTGGGCAGACACATTACCAAATACTGTGACTGTAGGTCCTGAGTCAGAAGGTCCTGAAGTTATTGCTGATAGTACAGTATCACCAACAAATAGAGAGTGTGCAGGAACAGCAAACGCCATTGAAACATTAGTTGGTAACATTACTACTATTATTAACAGTGGTCTTGGCACAGTCGTAAGACAAGAACAGACAGTCAACACTGCACTATTATCATCTAGAGCAACACTATTCACAATTGACGTCTCTGGTTCAGGTCCTTCAAACCCACACAATTTTGAAACTGGAACTCCCGTAAGATTGGTTCCAAGACCCCGTTTCGATCAGGTAACTGGTAAGTATGTTGATGTTGATAAACGTCTTATTAGACTACCAAATGGATTTGAGACTAATAGAACATACTATGTAATTGCACCAGGTAGAGTTACACAACCAGAAAACTATGGTGCTACAACACTATTCAATGGCAGTGACCAAACTAGATTGATGCTTGCAACATCTAAAGAAAATGCTGCTTCTGGTATCTACATCTATGCATCTGAAACAGATAGTATAGACAAAGATGTTGAGATAGATCTTTATCAGTTTGTTCTTGATGACAAGTACGACTTACACACTTATACTGCAGAGTTAACAAATACTGTCAACGCTGGTATCATGACCAACGTTTCACATATATTTGACGTACCAAACGCAGGAACAACTCCACAGAAGGCATTTATCAGAGCAGTGGAGGGTGGTGTATTACCTCTAGTTGCTACAACTTATGCTAATGACCCAACTGTTGCAGTTACTGATCCACAAAATTCTGCTATTGGTAGAATTAATCCTAATATCGAGTTCTTCACTCGTTACCAGAACAATAAAGTCATCACATTACACAAGACACATGCTGATGCTATTAACAATGTAAATCCAATTACATTTGCATCTGGTCAGAGTGGAACTAAGTTTAGTGTGTTTGCTAACAAGCGTCGTTCACCAATGAGATTTGATCCTGGTTTCACTGATGCTACTGCAACAAATGGTAAGTGGTATATTCAGTGTAAGGATGATGTCAGCAGTGCACCAGGAGGAGTTGCTTCTGATAGTATTTTCTGGAGAATTTCTCAGTCAGACTATCAAGATAGACAGAGATCCACTGATATGTGGTATCAACGTCTGGAAGATGTTCGTGACAAGGATGAAAGAACATACAAACTACGTATGGTTATTCCTAGTTACTTACAGAACGCAAGAGATCCTATCAATGGATTCGTTCTTAAGACAAGGACTGACGATACACGTAAGTTAGTACCACAGAAAGTAATATTAAAACCAGTTGTTGGTACAGTATATGGTGCTAGATTCCAGAACCCAGTTGATGCAGCTGAATATATCGGTGATACAACTGGAACATATGATCCATATAGAAGAGACACAACAGGTGCTGGAATTGAGTACAGGGCGTTTGCTAAGTTTTCATCTGGTATTCAAGCAACAATCCAGTCTGGACGTAAGATTAAGGATTTACTAGACGATAGTATTGAATACTTAGAACTAACACTATTTGATCATGGTGTTGATACTAGAAACTTCCCTGGCTTGAGAAATGAGACATTTACTACAGTCAAGATTACATCACCACAGGGTGGTAACTTCGTAACAAGTAAGGTAGATAATCTTGCATCATCTACCAACGCAGTTTCATTTGCTGGTAACTCATCAGGTCTTGCAAATATTCATGCTTATTACACTATAAATGGTGAACATCATATTATTATCAAGAATATTCGTGGTGGTACATTAGAGTATAGTGAGTACGCCAATACAAGATTTACTCAAGGCACAGTCTTTGCTGACATGCTAGAGGATCAGGATATGGGCAAATCTCTACCTCTAAAAACACAAATTGCAAAAAATAATCCCCAGTTTTTCTACAAGCAAAACGGTGCGAACGTTTACACAATCACACCTGGCGATAAGATACAAGATGACGCTGGTGTAGAATACTATGTTGATAGTGTTGATGATGTTGGTGTTATTGAGGATACATTCTATATCTTCGGATATGAGACATTACAGCAACGTATCTCAGGTCAGCAGGATGGTATTTACTATCTAACTGCACTACGTGGTAATATCTCACCATTCCCGACTGGTGCTGGTATCACTAATAACTTTAAGAAATTTAAGTTCTCTCAACCAGTTGGTAAACTATATCCTCTAAACTACAGAAACGATCCTCTTTGGTTCAATAACTCTGGTACAACAGCAAAAGAGAAAGATTACTATGCTGGATTGATAGATCCACCACAAGCATACTCTGCTGCTGATAACTATGTACATGGTGCTGTTACAGTTAACGATTTCAAAGGATCAACAACTAGAGAAATGGTTGCTGATTTAACAGAGCAACCAGCGTTCATAGAAAGAACATATACAATACAAGCACAAAGTGGTAACGCTGCATCAGGATCTGAGCAAAGAAAGATACCGATTGCTGGTAACGGTGCTGTATCAATAACAGATACGAAATACTACGTCGAACTTAGACGACCATCTATCGCAAGAGCAGGAAACCACACATTTGAATACCTCGGTTTCGGACCAGGTAACTACAGTACTGGTTTACCAGCAAGACAGGAAGTTGTACTCACACCTGATGAAGACTTCTACGCACAGTCCAAGAAACAAGATGGTGGTATTGTATTCTACACTGGTATTAACTCACAAGGTGACTTGTATATTGGTAACAGAAGAATCAATGCTATTACTGGTGAGGAGACATTCATCGACAGAGCAACACTTGAAGATGATGGAGATGAGGATGATACACTAGGAGGATTGGTCACTACATTTGATACTCCTGTAACATTCAACCAGAATATTACAGTTGTTGGTGGTGATGGCGAGTTAGTAAGTAACTTTGAATCTCCTGTAGTTATCTCAGTCCAAGATGAGGATCTAACACAATCCCGTGATGTACTCATCATACGTTCAAATGTCACATCTGTTGATCCAGTCACACAATTACAACAGGATGAAGGTCTTAATAGAACTGCTTTCAGTCCTACAACTGAGGGTGACATCAGAATTAGTAAGAACAGAATACAATCTGCTGTATTCCAGTTTAATCCTAGAGGTAAGGGTCAGAGATACTTATTCCAGACACATACTGTAAGTGGTGTTGCTTCTAACATCACACCAAATCAAGATGATGTAATTTCAAATGGTGGAACTTCAATTAATATTGCACAGTTTGTTAATTATGGTGGTGTAGATGCACGACCAGGTGATGTATTATTCAAAGGAGCTGAGGTTGGTAGAAGTGGATCTATTGCATGGGTTCTTTCTAACTACTTTGCACAGATTCCTAGCACCAGTATTGATAATGTTGTAACTGATGGATCAAATGTTGTTAAATTAGAGTTTAGAGACTTTAATAGTGGTGTTGCTCTTACAAACCAAGAGATTGGAATTACAGATACATCACAGATTAGATTTAAGAACTACCCAGATGCTTCCTTTAATGGATTATCATGGCAAGTCTATGAACCACCTGGCGATCCATTCTCATCATCAAACAATTATGTACATTTCCAAATTGTTGATCAACAACCACAAGGAATCGAACCATGGGAAGAAATACTTGTTGATTCTAATGGCACAGCATTAGATCCAGTTCCTACTGTCGAGTTTTCTAACTCTAACTTTAAGGAAGTTGGTGTATTAGGTGCTGAAGCATTAAGGACTTCATCAGAATTTATTGGTGATTATAAGTTAGGAATCAACACAGTTGCAAGACTACCACATAGTGCATATACAAATGCATGGGTTGGAAATGAATCTGATCCTCGTGCAAACTTAGATGTTGTTGGTACAGCATTCATCAGTGGTAGAACAACTGGTGACTTCTTACAACATACACAGTTTGCTGATCGTGATAAGACTGCTGTTGACAATGCATTCTTGGTTGGTGGTGATAGTGCTGCTCCTAATGACATATCAGTATTCAGAATCGCAACTACAAACAGTGGTCGTGTTGGTATCAATGTAAGTAATACTAACCTAGACAGAGCTCTAGTTGTTGATGGCACATCTAGATTCACAGATGATGCTAAATTTGAGCATGACATCGAAGTCAATGGTGACGATGGTGTAATTGCTGAGATTAGAACATCACAGACAACAGGAACATTTAATTTAGTTGATGATACTACATTCGTTGGTACATTAAACATAGGTAGTCAGGTTACAACTGCTAATCTATTCAATGATAGTACTGCAGACCAGTTCATTAATATTGGTAAGACATCATTACATAGTAATATTGATCTTGGCGTAACACCTGATAATCGTCCATCTGATGGTGCATTAACAATCAGTAAGGTTCAAATTGGTGGTGCATATGATTCAACTGAATCATTATCATTCACTAGAGTTAAGAGTAAATCATTTAAAGTTGATGGTGATTTTGTTTTAGGTGCAAGAAGAACTATTACTGATAGTGTTAGATTATCAACCACTGCAGGAACCGTTAGTTTCTTCTCAGATTCTGGTTCTGCATCTACAATTAATTTTGCTACTAATGCATCTGAAATTAACATCGCTGGACAGGGTGGCACAACCACTATCAATAACCAATTAAGAGTTATTGCTTCTGCCAGATTTGATGGAAACATTACATTATGTGGTGGTGTTGCTTCGTTCTCATTCTTAGGTGATAGAGCACAACTCGGATCAACAGTATTCGCTCACGATGATGGTATCCTAAGTGATACTTTATTCAATAAGAATATTGATATCTTGAACGTTCTTGTTATAGGGACAACTGCAGAGGGATACAATGAGGTTGACACCGCTGGTAGTGGTGATTGGGGTGGTGCTGTTTATCAGCAACAAATTAGCAACATTGGTGGTAACCCAGTTGTTGAACCACAAACATTACCTAGTTTGGTAGGAACTGATCTATACTACTTACCATTACTTAATGCTCCTAACAAAGCAAATGGTGATCCATACTTTGTTGAGAATGATTATATCATAATCAATAGCTCAGTATCTGCTAGTGGTCATCCAGAAATAGTACAGGTTGTAGAACTAACTAGAACATTAGTTGCTCCTTACTATGTTAAAGTTAAACGTCAACCATTAGGAACATATACTGCAGTTCTTGACAATCATCCAGATAGAACAGTTATCTACAAAGTTAACGTACAGTTTGATGCTACATGGACAGAACAGGCACTTGATAACACAGGTCCTCAAGACAATGTATACCTCTCTGAATTTGGTGGTACTTTAACAAACAATGATTACGTAATTATTGATCGTGAAGACACAAATGGTGATGGCATCTTTAATCAGGGTGAGGTTATCAAAGTTGTTACTCCATTATCTGCTGAAGAACAGAAGTTTACAATCTCTAAGGACTGTTCTGATCCTGCTAATGATGTATTTGTTGTTAACTCTGTTACAGGTGACACTACAATACTCGGTAATACTACTATCAACAATAGTCTTAAAATTGCTGGTGGTTGTGGAACAATATCAACAATCGAATTTAGTGGAGATATAACTGCTGGAACTAAACTTGTCACAAATGTTGTTGTAACAACAACTGGTAAGACAATTAATGATCTAGCAGTTGGAGATTACGTTGCAAATACCACTAATGAATCTCAAATAGAATTCTTACGTGACACATCTATATTAGCGATTGATACAGTAAATTCAATTATTTACTTAAGTGACTTTACTCAGGGTGCTCAATCCAGTAACATTACAATGGAAGCAAGAAGAAATGAGAAATTCTTGCTTACAAATGGTAATTCAGTACCAGTTTATCAGACTGATACATGTACTGGAACAACAACTGTTGGAAATCATTTCGGAAGAATTGATATTGAATACTCACTAGGTGGTGATAACAATGTTTACACAAATACTACAACATTACCAAATGCATTCGATGCTGGTATAATTTCTAGAGCATATAGTTATTGGGTTGATCCTAAGATCGCATCCGCAGGAGGTCCTGATACAAATATCAGAACAACTGCTCAAGGATCTGGTGGTTTCGTACAAGTTCCTGTAAATGGACTAGGTGTTGGTGATGGTAAATTTGCAGTCAATAATCTAGTATTCATAGGTACAGTAACTGCTGCAACAACTGGTATTGGCGATTTTATAATTGGTAAGATCACTCAAATAATTGAAGATGATCCTGCTAACCCAACAATTGTTGTTGGTGCACCTGGCGATGGTCTTGATACTAACCAACCATTTACTCCATCTGACAATGTATTTGACCAAGGTAATGTTGTTAGAAGAGTTATCAAACATGATGAGTTTGCTAACGTCTTAGACATCGAGACTAGAACAAGAGTTATTTCTGGATCTAGTTCTACATACTGCTCAATGATTATTGATAGAGGATATGTTGTACAACAGAAACTAGACTACTTAGGATGGATAGCTCTTGCTAATGATCAAGACCAAGCACAAATGTTTGTCAAGGTTGCTGGTAGATTAGAAGGAATCGTTCATACACCATCTATGAACGAGCAAATAACTCTCGGTAGTATTCCATATAGAAGAGGTGATCTTACAGTTAGTGGTAACCTTAAGATGATTGGTGGAACTTTCCAGATAATGGATTCAGTCAATCAGACTCCACTATTCACATTCATCAATGATGATGGTCACGCTGATCACCAAGGTTTATTCAGATGGGATGCTGGTGTGGTCGCAAGAGGTGACTTCTATCTATTCAAAGGTGGAGATCCAGAAAACGTTATCTTTAACCCAGATACAAATACTCCATCATTCTCTGTTGATAACCTTGGAAATGTAACTGCTGAGAAATCATTGACTATAGAAGGTGTTGCTACTACAGTACCATCAACATCATTCAAACAATTCTCTGTACAGAATTTAGGACCTTCTGGAACAGAAGAATTCTCAATCAAGCAGGATAGTTCAATAGATGCATTTGGTTATCTAAACTACACCACATCATCTGGTGCAAGACATACTAGATACGTTTCATCTGCATCACCAGAGGCAGACTTAATATTGAAACCAAACATCGTGTACATGGTAAATACTACAGCATCTAGTACTTTAGTATTGACAATGCCAGAAGCACCACAAACTGGTGATGTCGTAAGAATCACTGATGTGGGTGGTAATTTAAGTTACAATACATCACTTGTATTAAGAACTCCAGAATCATCTGGACATAAGATACAAGGAGATAGCACAGGAACATTATTAGGTGGTAGGATAACTCCATATCCATCAGGTGAATTAGTTGTACAGACACCAAATGCTGCATTTGCTCTTGTATACTTAGGTGCTACTGATAATAATAATCAAGTCGGTATTCCAACTTCAGTACAAGGTTGGTGGTTAACGGAGGTTTAATTAATGGCAAACTACAATAGAATCAAGTCTGCCAAGGCGGTTCCTGTTGGAACTATAATGCCTTGGACTGGATCGGCAAGTTCATCTGCTGTTGTAGATGATGCTATTCCAACTGGATATCTTGTTTGTAGAGGACAAGCATTAAGAGCTATTGATTATCCATTACTGGCACAGTTACTTGGTAATGTTTACGGTCCTTATCAAGAACCAGGCGGACCTCCAGTAGGTATTCAAAATACATATCCAAATTATGATGACGATGACATATTTTTGCTACCAAATTTAAACAACTGTCAGTTACAGGATCTTGAATCATCAAGAATAGATCCAACTATCTTACCAATAATAGGACAATATATTACAGAATTTGGTAATGATGCAACTCCACTAAGTTTAATTACAGGATTTGTTGATGTTAACTTTGCAGTTACTGGAGTAAATGATTTAGCAGGGAAGATAACTGGTATTGAGCTCAGTGAGCCTGCTTTCTTTGACACATATAGAACTATACCAAGAAAATTAGGTATTGATCATACACCAGCACATACACATCCAAGACCAGTTACGGGTGGTGTAACGGGTAGTTATCCATCAACTTCTCTTGCTGGAACATTTCCTGAGGTATTCATACCAGGTAATTTTGACACTCAACAAGGAGACTGGACAACTACAACTCCTGATCCTATTCCTCCAGAGCAAACAGTTGATTTATTTGATCCTGGTAACATACAGTTAACATGGTATGATAATTTGGCGGACAGTCTAGTCACATGTGATTCATTCAATGACTTTACAGCATCATCACAAGTTATACCACAAGCAAGATCAGCTTCTTCACCAAGAAATGTTCCACAGTATAATAATATTATTAATGAGTATCAAGATGATTACTCATGTATACCTAATCAAGATGTTCCTGCTGTGTCTGCACCATTTCCTCCAGAAGGAAGTTACAATGGATTTAGAAATTACTATTCTACAGGAAATGTTAGTGCTGCAAGAAGACAAGGACCTTATCCTACAACTTTAAATCATAATGGAGATGCATGGACATCTAATTCACTTGCATCACACAATCATTTTACAATAGATTTGTCAATGACCACTGGACAAATGAGAATACCTAGCACTGTTCTCATAAATAATATGACAACAGGAACTATAGCACCTGTTAGTGTTGACAAGGCTTTGAGTGTACAGATTAATCCTAACACTCCATCTCTCACTACACTTGTCATAATGAGGGCATTTTAAATGGCAGTATTCTACAATAGAGAAAAATCTAAGATAGGAACTACTACTGGAAGTATTATTCATTGGTCTAAAGAATTGACTAGTAATGATCCAGAAAATACAAGCACTAGAGATTTATTACCAGCGGGTTATCTAAGGTGTGATGGCAGCATTTATGCAGCAGATATTTTCCCAGAATTAGCAACTATATTAGGAGTAGGATCACAATCAAGATATAGAAAATCAAACGTAACATTATTAGACAATCAATTTCAACTTCCAGATTTCGGATCTAAAAAATTAAGAGCATCTGCTGGATCAAACTTGGGTCTTGAAGTTGATTTAAGACTCTTAGATGACAATGAGTTAGAGATCACAAAATCTGGTGTAGGATTAGAGGTTCAAAGTAATATTGGAACGCAGTATGAAATATTATACCAAGGTAGTTTCTTTTTACCATCACAGGTAATAGAAATTACAGGTCAACCTGGTTTTACTAGAACTACTGGTAACTATACAGAAGAGATAGATGTTTTGCCTAACGCATTCTTACCACATGCACACTTCCATGATGGCACTAGAACAAGAGTCAAGTCAGGTATAAACAATGAGTTTGCATCTGTTGGTAGAAACTTTTACTCAAGAAAGAGCACATTATGTATTGTACCTTGGTATTATAATACAAAACAAGATTTGTGCCAAATGGGAGCAACTAGAATTAGATTACAAGGTACATCAATACCTGACGGACAATCTACATTTAGTTTGTTATTTGTTAGTGGTACTTGTACAAGATATATTTACGGTGGATGTTTACAAGGTTGTAATTATTATATCCCTCCTAATAACTATTGCTTAGCTCCTGATCTTTCTGTAGGAAGTCCTATTGTAACAGGTGCATCATCATATGTTTCTGGTTTAATTACTCAATATGGTGGAGAATGCACATATCCGATGTGGTCTGGAAATTCATTTGGTTGTGATTCAAGTGAAGGATCTGCTCCAGCTGATTCATCATCATGTGGTAATGTTCCTTACACTGGGACAATATACTCAAGATGTATTCCAAGTGGTTCTCTAGGTGGTATTGTTTGTGCTGGTATGCCACAAGGTAATAAAGCGGGAAATGTTTCCATACCATCTAACTACACAGATCCTAATTTATCATTCGATGTTAATAAAGATACTGAGCAACCTGGTTTTTCTGCAATATCTAATGTAACTAACGAGGTAGCAGCATTTGGTAATGATGGCACACACAAACACTTCGTTAACTTTGAAGCACAACCACATACATATCAAGTGAATACATTACCAACATTCATTCCTGCTGGTAATTTGACATCTACTATTAATATAACAGTTAATCAGCAAAACAAGGCTGATCAATTCATTCAACCTTATATTGTTCAAGAGTTTCTAATTAAGTTCTAATGACTGTATCATACAGAGATAAATTTAACGCATACAAGCAAGAGCATGAGAATAATTATGCTGCTATTGGATCAGTATTTCCAGTGCCAGTAGATTCTTATTCTGGCAATGCATCTGTGGGTCCTACTGGTATGCCTAATAATGGTGCTGGTAGCGGAGGACAGATAGAAGAATACGCATATAAAGGTTATTTGTATTGTGATGGTAGAGAGTTAAACATAAGAGATTATCCACAATTATATAAAGTAATTAGAAACAGCTATGGTGGAAACACTGCTAAAACAGTAAAAACTTCTATTGAACCAGGTGGACTAAGAAGATTATATTGGATAAACGATAAGTTGTTTATGAATTTCTTAGCGGATCCATCTATAAATTCTACCAGTAAACTACCATATCCATATGGATGTAATCTTATTGTTAAAGATGATACTAATGGAACACCACCAGGTCCTGGTCTAGGAAGTTTACCATCTAATGTGTTTGATTACACAACAATTCTTCTTACCAGAGCTCCAACTGAAGAAGTTGCCATACTTAACCAACCCACTAATGAGTTTGCATATGAAATAGTATTTCCACAAGATGTAGATCCAGCACAGTTAACACAAACTGATGTAGATATTACTACAGGAACACATCCTACATTACAGATTAATAAATCATTTGCATTTAATGATACACCACATCAAATAGGAAAATTTAATCTACCAGATTTAAGAGATAGAATCATCGTCGGTGTAGGTGACGTAGATGGTGCAGGAACACCAACAGTGGAAAATGCATTGATTAATACTGTAGGACAAACTGGTGGAAGATGGTACATATCAAAGAGTGATCTTCTTGATGGTGGTACGTTTTTTAATATTGGTAGTGTGAGAACAACCAACTATACAAATATAGTAGCAGATGTATTTACATATCTCACAGGTTCAGTGGACTTTAGAGTAGGTCCTATGGATGATTACATCTTTAACAGACCAGTAGAACATGCACATTATATTCTATCATCACAACCAGATGAAGCAATTGACAATGAGAGAGGTGGAGTTCCTGTTGATGAATTTGCCACAAACTATGCATTAACAAGAGCAAATATCATAGCATTCCAACCAGCTACTGGTGGTGGTCTTGCCTTAGGACACTCACATGGTTTAACACGTGAACCATTACCAGATGCTACTATCGCTACTTTTGGTAATACCTCTGGTATTGGTGGTGTTGATCCTAATCAACCAGCTGATATATATTTTGATGTTAGTGACTCAGCAATATCCTCTACTGCTGTTTACATAAACGTTGCACTAGAAGATCACGGACCTGGTGCAGGAGAGTGGGAAGGATTTACAAAACCAGGCATAGCACAAGGTTCACAGTATCTTGCGTTTGGATATAAAGCGGGTGGTAACTTAGGATTAGCAACGAACCCTGCTTTTAGAAGTGTAACATATACTAATATGGATTTTACTGGTTACACAAAGTTTTATATTTTTTGTATAGCAGGGAATGATAATAATGGTGGTGAAAGACCAAATGATAATGGTGAAGGATTATATGTAGAATTTTCTGATGGAACTGTAATACAAATTTTACCATCATATCAAGAGTACAAAAATAATAGTGGTATTCCAGGTGGTCAAAATGCATTTGACTTATATGATGCATTATATGCAAACTGGAAAGAATTTGAAATTGATATTCCAGTAGCATTACAAGATACTCCTAATCAAGATGTACTAATAAAATGGACAAATACTGGTGGTTCAGCAGAGCAAGGAGCTAGCGTACCAGCAGGAAACGAAAATGCTAACGACATGTATGGTATACAAGGCATTGGATTACGTGGAGGTATTGCAACAACTCCTCCTAGTACACCTGGTGTATATCCTGTAACTGGTAGTCCAAATGTAGTAATATCAAATATATCATATGACGCAGCAAATGGATATGCATTAGTTACTACTGCAGAAGCACATGGATTTGATAATGATGATTATATTCAGATATCAGGATGTCTTCCAGACGAATATAATGGAATATTCCAAATAAACTCTGCACAGTTTACTACTACTGGTTTCAGTTATATACCAGAGACTACACCATCTGTTAACAATGCACCACAGGTTGGTGTTGTCAAATTAGCACCAGGAACATTTCAAGATGTAACTACAACTCCTCCTCCTAGATTATATCCTATAGACAGTAATACAACTATTGGTGGTAAAGTAGATGTATTTACACCACCAGGTGAAGGAACACTATTCCAAAGTGAAAATATAACAACAGCAACAACTTTTACATTACCAGCAGTTCCTGAGTCATCAGGACAGGTAACAAGAATTGACGTAGCATTAAAAGCACCAGGCGGTGGTGGTGGAGGATCTAATATATCTGGAGATGCTGGAGGATATGCATTTTGTACACTTGAAATTGGTGGAGTAGGATATACATGCTATGCATATGGTGGACAACCTGGTATATCTGGTGCTGGTGGAGGTGCTGGTGGTGCTGGAGGAACATTCCTTATTCCAGCAGATTTAATAAACAATGATCAGATAAGTATCGCTGGAAGCACAAATGGTGCAGGAGGTGAATCAGGTGGACAAGTAGGTCCTGGCACAGCATATGGTGGAGGTGCTCTTGATGGTGGTAATGGACAAGGTGGTGTTGGTGGTAATGGATCTGCAGGAACATTTACCACAAGTAATGATACAGGATATGTGTTACAGAGTGGTAACTCATGGACAGCACCTGGAAATGCAAATGTTATTAATAGAATAGTTACTGCAAGAGTCGCAGGAGGTGGCGGTGGAGGTGGTAATGGTAATGCAAACTCTGGATGTCAAGCAGGGTCAACTCAACCACCAGGTTCAGCACAGTTTCCTAGTGATGGAACTGCTGTTGGTGGAACTGGAGGTGGTGGTGCGTTAGTTACTGCTACATGGAATAATCCTGGTCCTAATAATTTAACATGGACAGTCGGACAAGGTGGACAAGCAGGGAAGAACGAGAGAGATGGATATAATAATGGTCCTGGTTATGAGCAAGGTTCAGTATCACAGGGTGGTACTGGATCATCATCTGGTGGAAATGGCGGACTAGGTGCATATGGTAATGGATCCACAGGTGGTGGTGGAGGTGGTTGCACAGGTGTGATACAAGATGGTGCTATTCCAATTTTTGGTGCTGGCGGTGGTGGTGCTGGCGGTGGTGCTGGTGGAGGATATAATGGTGGTGGTGTAACTGACGGATGTTATGCTGGTGGAAATAATCAAGGTGCTGCTGAAAACTTAAAAGCACAAACTACTGCACTAGACTTTTCTTCTAACGGAGCAAATGGAACTCAAGGTGGTTGTACTGCTGGTGGTGGCGGAGGCGGTGGCGGAGGCTGCGGTCAAGGTGGAGTCGCTAACGGTGGTATAGGTGGAACAGCTGGTGTTGGTCACAATGGTAATGGTGGTGGATCAGGTGGTGCACGTGGAAGATCTGCATATAGATCAGATTCATTAGCAGGAGCAACATGGTCAGTAGCAAATAATGGTGGAGCACCAGGAAATGCTGGTGGTGCAGGATTTGTAGAGATAAGAGTTCAAGATGAATTACAGTTTGATGCAAACGTTGGTGGTGGTGGAGGACAAGGAGCAACAATAATACTTGAGATAGCAAATATAAACACTGCCATAACTGCAGGATTACAGGGTGCTGGTGCAGGGGGCGGAGAAGGTTCTACTGGTGGAGATGCGGGTAATGTTGTAGTAGAATACAGAGGAATATTACCTGGTGGTGATGTTGAAGGCACCATTTCAGCACCCGCAGGAGATTATTATGAATGTGATCAAAGTGGTGTACCTGGCGGTCCTGCTTTTACAAGTAATATTTGGAAATCATCTAGTGCAAATGGTGATACTAAAGATAGTGATATGAAACCAGTCATACCAGGTAATGGTCAAGGTAATAATGGTGGATTCTCAATGTTAAACTCTGCTAATGGTGAACCTCCAACATATGGAAATCGTTCTACAAAATATCTACCATTTGCAGGACCACAAACAAGAGAATATGTTTTAGGTCCTTTAGATTTGACTATTTGTAATAAAATAGAGTTTTCTGTGATTAATGGTACTGGTTTTAATGGTGGTGATCAACCAGAAGAAGATTTATTATGTTATTGGAGAGCAACTGGATCATCAACTACAAATTTATTAGGATCTATTGTAAGTGCTAGTGGTGGTAGTGGAACATGGACAGAATATCCTCTTCTCATACCAGAGAATGGTGACATGAAACAATCTAGCATTGAACTGATAATTAGACAATCAAGAATTCTCAATCAAGATGATAATGCAGATGATTCATTGGATAATTATGGTATTTGTGCAGTTACATTTTTCTATGATCCAGTAACAACGTCAGTGTTTACACCATCAGATGGAACTACATTATCAGGTATTGATTATGTTGATAGAAATGTAAATGTAGTTGAATCTGGTTTGATTGCAAATGAAGGAACGTTTGAAATGAGTTCATCAACACCTATTACAGTAACATCAACTGCAGTTCCAGAAATAGATATACCTTTGGTAACTAAATACCATAAGGTAAAGTACCTTATTAAAGCGATATAGAACAATGAACGAGTATTCATCACACGATGTAGCGTTATACGTAAATGCCATCAATAAGACAATGGCAAAGAATGGTGTCACTAAAACCATTAGTGATGCGTTCTGGACATCTGATATTGTTCCTATATTATATCCACTATGGGATTCAGATAGAGATAAATTAGAGAGTTTCATTCGTTATAATGATGGTATATCTCTAATGAATAAGAATAAGTATCAGAGAAATCAAAAAACTGGTGCTTATAAGTGGATATCATATGAGATGGACTTGGCAGGATTTGAAAAAAGTGATGTAGATGACTTATATACTAAATTAAGCGATAAATTTGTTGAGTATAGGGGATTAGATGATACTGACCTAGAAACTCAACTAGCAGCACAGTTTGCTAAAGAAGAATATACAAACTGGACAAAGATTAGACTAATCAGAAATTTCTTATTAATGGACAGTGATTGGACACAGGTCGGAGACGCACCTCTTACTGCAGATCAAAAGACACAATGGACAGCATATAGAACAAAACTTAGAAATATACCATCAGAACAATCATCAATACCAGCGAGTGAGGTAAAATTTCCAGTCACACCTACAAAATACGCAGATATGTTAGCAGAGAATGCATCATTGGGTGAATATCTGGCAACTAACTCACAATTCTACTTCTTAGGTCAATCAGTATTCCGTAAGTTTAGTAAGAGACTTACAACATACTTAGCAATGGCAATAACAACTGAAGCAATTGATGGATTACCACAGAACAGAGTATACTCAGAGACTGATACACTAGATGCTATATTAACTGCTATTGATAATGGAGGATTAGGTTAATGGCGTTGATTTCAAGTGAACCACAGACCATAGGTGATATGGCAGCACGTGTGGCAGCACTAGAAAATAAGTATGTCGTAGTCATTGACAACACAGCATATCATTCAATGACTACTGATGAGAAGACTGCAATGTATGCTTATTATAAGAGTGTAGATGGCAATGGTGATGCACAGTGGATAATACCAGAAGCAGAGATTGATGAGGTATTTGCACAGAAACATACATTTTATATTTTTAAGACACAACAGTTAGCAGTTGATAATTGCTATGATTGGTTTCCACAACCACAGAATTTAACAAACGCATCACATAGAATACCAGCATATGTTGTAGCACCTAACGGTACAATACCATATGTAAATGAGGATCCAACAAATCCTGGTTGACAATTCTAAAATTGTCTGCTAATATAGGCATAGTTATCACTTACAGATGAACGTACCTGATCCTTGGATGCTTCAACACATGCAAC